TCAAATTTTCAAGGCCCCCTTTACCGGGGGCTTTTTTGCTGCTATGTTCTTAAGTGGGAAAGAGTATCCAATGCCTAATACACAAGACACCCTTGCGGGTTTAAGGCGTTGGAACCTGGAACGCGACGACACCTCCGACCCCGGCGGCAGGATCTACCGAGACCAAGCTGGCACGATCTACCACAGCGTCACCCGCATCCTGAAAGAAACAAGCGACACAAGCGGGCTGGTACGTTGGGAGCAACGCCTCGGCCCAGTTGAAGCTACACAACAGCGCAACATTGCCGCCACAAGAGGCAACATGGCGCACAATCAAGCAGAGTATCTATTAAAAACTGCCCAACAATTAGCCCGTAATACAGCAAACAAACGCAACGCTATTCGCTGGGACGATCAAGGACTGGCGCGCATCCCCGCCCCCATCACCCAATGGGCACTCAAAAGGGTACGCCCCAACGTTCCCCCCGTAGGTTTCAGCGCCAAAGGTTACGCACGAGGTTTATCTGACTGGATCGCTGAAAACGTCACCGAAATTTTCGCCTCGGAGTTCTCCATTCACCACCCCGCAGGTTTTGCTGGTACGGCAGACGCCTTGCTAACACTCAAAGGTCATTCAGGTTTGATTGTCACGGACTGGAAAACGTCAGTAAATCGCAAAAACCTTGACGCGTCCCATTCATATGTACACCAATGCGGTGCATACAGCCTTGGTTTGCGACATTTAACAGGCTTACAAGCCTCTGGAGCGATCATCGTGCTGGCACGTCGCTGTGGAGCCCCGCAAACCCATTCACTAGACGCGGACGATCTTAAGAGAGCTGAGACTGCTTACATGGATCGGGTGGAACGCTACTTCTCGGGCCTTGCGGCCCTCGAAAACCAAGCTTCAGCGTGAAGCCTAATTATCCGTCATTCATAATCTCAATAAATCCCGTTTATTGACCCTTCAAGTATTACCTGGAACGACCATTCACCCAATACTTCACGGGGGCCATTCACTGGCTCCTTTTTCGCCATTCAAGGGTGAGTCTCATGAGTCTCACGGCTACAGCACTGATTCTTGCTGGAGCGTTCCTGGCACTGAAGGGGCTGTACCTGATGGCTGGGGACCTGGAGCCTGATGGTACGGTGCGAGACTCTATCCGGGACAGGAGAGACAGGCTAGGTAGGTAGGTAGGTAGTTCTGATGTACTAGCCCCCAGAGCGTGAACCCTGGAGGCTAGCGGGTAGCGGCTGGAGCGTATCAGCTGGAGCGCTTCCGGGATGGTTGCGCCTTGCCGGCATCCGAGCGTTGCTTGCGTGGTGCCCCCTTGCCGGGCTTTTGCCTGGAGCGTGGGGCTTCTGCCGCGTCGCGCGGAAAAATTCCCGTAGCTTGTGGAAAAAGCGAGGGGGGTACGTCAGCTCCGCCGTTCACTCGCTGGCAGTCTCGCCAGTACGGCACAAGTTCCCGCCACAGCTGGAGCGGACCCTCCTTGCCGTGTGCTTGCTGGAGCGTTAAAAGGTCGGCCCAATCGGAAGTCTCGATCCTGGAGCGCTCAACCGCCCACCTAAGGTCGCGCAGGTGGCGCTTCTCAAGCCTGAGCGCTTCCCGCTCCGCTTCCCGCGCTTCGCGCTGGCGCCCCTTTGTCGTCCACTCTCCGCCGGTCATGCTTCCGGCTCCGCGTAGGCAGATTCGATTCGCTCGCCGCAATGGTCGCAGTAGAGGGCTGGATCCTCCCAGTTAGCCTCCAGCGCCACCAGAGCCCACCCATCGGTGCCGGTCGTGGTGCCGATGCTGGAGCGCTCAGCCTTGGCGCAACGGTGGCAGCAAGCCCCGCCGTCATGGAAGACGCCGAACAGAGGGTAACCGCCGGGCCAGCTGTAGGGGCTGGAGCTGAGCTGATCGGCAAGCCGGAGGCTGCGCGATTGTGTCGTCATGGTGCGATCCTGCCGGGGTTCGGCTTAAGGGATACCCTGTGACATTAACACCGCCAACACCGCCTGTCAGCCACGTTAAGTTGTGCAACAGTAACGGCAGGAGATGGCTGGCACGCGGGCTAGGATTCCGGGCGAACACCTAGGGAGACGATCCCAATGGCCCGAACCTTCCCGCCTCGCAAGCTGATCTACCAGCGCAAGTCGGCGCAAGCTGCGCAGCTCACAATTCTTACTTGGCACGATTCTGTGGGCTGCTGGGGCTCGCAAAATTTCAGCAGCGGCAACGCTCGCAAGGTATCGGCCACGCTTGCCCGATGGGTGGAGCATTTGGAGCGTACCGGCCAGCGGTTCACACTGCTACGGCAGGATTTTCGCCGCCAAACCCTGCCGGAGTGGCAACAGGTAGTGGCCGAGCAAAATCGCAAACCCTGGCACGCTTGACGGCTGGCCCGTCTTGGCTTACTGTTGAACACGAGAACCCCAACCAAGGCTCACCAATGCAAACAGACTCTCTACTGATGGGGCCGGTGATTATCACCCGTTACCTAGGCCCTACAAATCATCGTGGCTCCCGTGTGGTTGCCACCCATCGCCGCGATTCCAGCCGCTCCAACTGCCAGCCGTGGCGTAAGGCGCTGGCGTGGGATCACGCGCTTAGCTCAGAGGCGAACCATCAGGCAGCCGCGCAGGCTCTCCTAGATTCCTGGCCCTACGAAACCGACCTACAGATTGTGGGTCGTGGCCATGACGCGGAAGCGTACTACTGGTTGACCGTATCCCGTGCACTTCTGGAGGCTTGAGCGCTCGCTGTGCTCGCGCATCTGCGGCCTTACGGGGCCGCTTTTTTGTGTGCTGGCCTAAGATTGAATCAAACGGCCAGGGATTCTAACAATGTCGGACGCACCGGAAGCTAACAACGTGGCGCCGGATGTTGCGCCGGAAGCTGTGAAGAATGAACCGCTAACGGTGGGCAACGATCCCACCAAACGTTGGCGTGGCGGTAAAGGCGCAAGCGTGCGGATGGAAGAACGGGAGAACTGGTGTTATGCGGAGATCCTTAACGGTGGCACGCGTCGGCAGATCACTCAGCGCCTAGCGGATCGCTTCGGCGTGTCTGTCAGGACAGCGGACGATGACTACACGCGTGCACAAAAGCTTCTATCAGCGGAGCAAGTTGCCACGAGAGGCGATCTGCTGAACCAAATCCAGGCATTGCGCCTAGCAGCAGTGCGCAAGGCGCTCACCAAGGGTCAGCTGCAGACCGTGGCGATCCTGCTCAAAGATATGGGCGCGGTGATTGGCGAGGCTGCGCCAGAGCAACAGGCAGCCGCAGCCCCCACGCTTAACATCACGGTTGAAGATAAGCGCCATTCATAACTGCCATTCATGCCATTCATGCCATTCATAACTGCCATTCATGCCATTCATACACACGCGCGTGTGCGCTCTGGTGCGCTAATGCGGCACAACGCCACAGCGTAACTACAGTGTCACAGTATAACGCTAGTGTTTTAAGGTAGATTCTCCACCTATCCCCCCAGACCCTAGGCTACCGCTGTCATAAGATATACTTATTTGTAACAGTATTGACTGGCGGCTGGAATCCGTCCTATGACGGTTGAGCCCTGATCGCCACAATCCATGGCAAGGAAAATTGAACGCGCAATGGTTGACGTCTTGCGCACAATCAACGTGAATCGCTCCGGCATTATTTGGTCGCGCGACAATACGACAATCGAACTTGAGCACTGCGGAATGTACTTGACGCCGGGCTATGAAATGTTGGTACATGTTCGCCTACATGGCAGCAAAATTTGCACGTACAACCGCACCGGCGAGACTGTAACTTTCCGGGATTGCGGATACCAAACCGCAACCACTAAAAGCAGGCTTAACGCTTTGCTGGCTTACTTCTCAAACTACATTAACGGCGGATGGTCGCGCTTCGGAATCTACCAAAACAAGCACGTTTGGTATCTCCAAGAATCTAGTTTGCATTATCAGGGCCCCGGCCGTGAGTCTCACCCATTCCTGCCGCTTAAGCCCGTGGAGTGGCCCGGTCAGCTGACCGTATCCGTAGGTCGCAATATCCCCTAGCGTTAAGCTTTGCAACATGCCCGGCGATCCCGGGCTAATCCGGTCTACTGTTACTCACAAGCGGCAACCCAGACCGCACCGAAACCAAAAACCATGGAAACCAAACAGGCAACCTACGTTACCCTGGCGTGCACCGACCGGGTCTCACTGAATGACTGGCGCGGCAAGACCCGCATACAGATCAACGAGACGGCTGACCGGACGCTAGAGGTCTCTGACGTCGACACGGACGAGCTACTGCGCGCAGTCTCCTATTTCGTGCGCAATCTTGCCACTAGTTCAGACCGTAGCGAGACTCAAGCTCGCATCTTGGCCGATATCCTTAGCAGTCTGACTGCTGCGCTAAACCCGCAGGAGAACGCAGCATGACGCGCACCCATACCCTGGCGCTGCTACTGATCGGCGCCGGCGTCCTAGCTATGGGCGCCGACAACAGCCAACGACTGGCACGCTGCGAGTCCAGCGGACGCGGCCAGGCGGAGTGGCGGTTGCTCGTGCTCGGCCGCTAGTCGCTAACCCCATCAGGCCGGCATCGCACCGCCGGCCTTTTGTGTCACTGCGATACAACGATTCTGTGTTATTGCACTATCACACGGGGGTGAGGTTGCGATTCTGTGATGATGTGGTGGGGCCTAGGGAACTTACACCTACATTCCAAATTCTCTCTACTATGTAACAGGGGGGTAGGGGGTTGAGTTTCCAACGTCCTCTATGTGCCGTGCCCAAAAAATACGCTACGATATAGCTAGGGCACGAAACAGACGCATGTACCCAAAGACTGCCGAAGAGGCCGAAGCACTAAACACGCCATTTTTCTTCACCGGCGAGCCTTGCCGTAACGGCCACGTTGACGTACGCCGCTGGTGCCGGTTCACAGCAGGGGGAAAGAGCTATTTGGGAGGCAAGTGCGAAACCTGCCGCAAGCTGAACAGACAGAAACACCGCGAGAAGGACACTGGCACACGTCTGCGCAGCCGCATCAACCGCACTATCCGCAGCCGACTAAACGGATCCAGACATCGCTGCACCAGAGTCTCGGATTTACTGGGCTGCACCGTCGAAAAGTACATGTACTACATTGAACAGTTATGGGAACCCGGCATGAGCTGGGACAACTGGGGAACCTGGCACATAGACCACATCCGTCCGTGCAAAAACTTCGATCTAACAGACCCCGTTCAGGTAGCAGAGTGCTTCCGATACACAAACACGCGCCCCCTGTGGGCTACACAGAACCGTAATCCCGGTAAAAGCGTATGAGCGACAACACCGTTAGCCTCCGCCACGCCCAAGGCGAAGTCTTCAACTCCCGCAAGCGCTTCCGCGTCCTCGTCGCCGGTCGCCGCTTCGGCAAAAGCTACTTATCCTGCGTCGAATTATTGCGTGGAGCGATAGAACGCCCCGGAGAAACATACTTTTACTGCGCACCTAGTTATCGTATGGCCAAGGATATTGTATGGAAATTGTTAAAAAGATTAGTCCCTAAAGCGTGGGTAAAAAGTAAAAACGAAACCGACCTAAAACTCGAATTAGTTAACGGCTCCACCATCGAATTGAAAGGTACAGAAAACGCCATGGCCCTCCGAGGCCGCAGCCTTGCAGGCGTTGTGCTGGACGAAGCAGCATTTATGGACGGCGAAGTCTGGTTCGAAGTCATCCGACCCGCTCTAGCCGACAAACAAGGCTGGGCGCTCTTCATTTCCACTCCCGACGGCACCGCCAGCTGGTTCTACGACCTCTGGTGCTATTGCGAAGAAGGCGACGCAGACTGGCACCGCTGGCAATTCACCACCATTGACGGCGATAACGTACCAGCATCAGAAATCGAAGCCGCTCGCGCTCAACTAGACGCCCGCACATTCCGCCAAGAATTTGAAGCTAGCTTTGAAAATCTCTCTGGTCTAGTCGCAATCAGCTTTTCTGACGACAACGTAGATAAAACTGTGCAAGATCTTCCGGTCCTTCCTTTACTACTAGGGGTCGATTTTAATATTGATCCGATGTCAGGAATATGTGCAGTTAAAAAAGGAGACGTTCTCTGGGTCTTCGACGAAATCATCATGACCGGTGGCGCCACCACCTGGGATCTCTGCGAAGAAGTCCAATCCCGCTTTGGCGTGGAGCGCCGCATCATCGCTTGCCCCGACCCCACGGGCGGCGCCCGCAAAACCAGCGGCGTTGGAGCAACCGACCACAACATCCTGCGTAAGAGCGGTTTCACAGTCTCCAGCCCGCGATCCCCCTGGAAAATCCGCGACAAAATCACCTGCGTCAACACCGCCCTCCTCGACGCCTCTGGAACGCGCCGCCTCTTCATCCACCCCAAGTGCAAAGAACTGATCAAATCCCTCCGCACCTTGACCTATGCCCCTGGAACCGGCCTCCCCAACAAAAACCTTGGCGTCGACCACGCCTTCGACGCCCTGGGCTACCTCTGCCTGCAAACCTTCAACCTTGCCAAACCCGAGAACCTCGGCAAGACCAACTATCGTGTGTGGTAATAGCCCTTCTGGAGCGTAATGGCCGCCAAAAAGAGGACCGCCGCCCAGAAAAAAGTCTCCAAGGTGATGCGCGAATACGGCAAAGGCGAACTCCACTCGGGCAGCAAAAAAGGCCCCGTAGTGAAATCCCGCAAACAAGCCATCGCCATCGCCCTTTCCGAGGCTGGCATGCCGATGCCCAAGAAGAAAACCACCAAAAAAGGTAAGAAGTAATGGCAAAACGCGGCCTTTACAGCAACGTCGCTGCCAAACGCAAACGCATCGCTGCAGGAAGCGGCGAAAAGATGCGCACCCCTGGCACTAAGGGTGCCCCCACCGCTGCTGCCTTCAAAGCAGCCGCCAAAACCGCCAAAAAACGCAAAAAATAACTCCCCCTCATGTCTTACCTACTACATAACTCCTCTATTACCACCTCCTACGGATTCGGCACATCCGGCGGAGGCGCCGCCACTTCTGCTGGAGCAACGGACGCCTTCGGCCGCATCCGCACGTCCGCACCACTAACACTTTTCGATTCCAGCCACCGCTATAGCGACAACGGGTTGTGGGCAACCTCCACAGCAAGCGGCGGCAGCTCAACATTCGACGCCGACGCCGGCCTCGTCAACCTCGCCGTAACCACCACCTCCGGCTCCGAGGTCATCCGCGAAACCACCAAATGTTTCTCGTACCAGCCGGGCAAATCCCTGCTGGTGATGTCGACATTTACAATGGCCGCCGCCAAAACCGGCCTCCGCCAGCGCGTCGGCTACTACGGCGCCAGCAACGGCATGTACCTAGAGCTAGCCAACAACGACCTCAACTTCGTCGAACGCAGCTCCTCCACCGGCTCCCTAGTCGAAACCCGCGTCACCAAAGCCAACTGGAACATCGACCCTCTGGACGGCACCGGCCCATCCAACCTCACACTTGACATAACAAAATCACAAATTCTATGGATGGACATCGAATGGCTGGGTCTCGGCACCGTCCGCCTCGGTTTCGTCATTAACGGCAAATTCATCCACTGCCACTCCTTCCACCACGCAAATATCATCACCGGAACGTATATAACAACCGCATCACTCCCTCTCCGCTACGAAATAACAAATACTGCCGCCACCGCAAGCACTAGCACCCTAAAACAAGTCTGCTCAACTGTTCTTTCCGAAGGCGGCTACGAACTTCGCGGCCTCCAGCAATCCATCGGCACCGCCATCACAGCTCCATCCGTCCTCACACTCGCTGGCACTTACTACCCAATCATTTCTTTACGCCTTAAATCAGCACGATTAGACGCAATCGTCATCCTTACCGCCATATCAATCATGGCAGCCTCCGCCAACGCCAACTACACCTGGCGCGTAGTCGCCTCCGCCACAACCACCGGCGGTACCTGGACAAGCGCAGGAACCAACTCCGGCGTCGAATACAACCAAACCGGCACCGCAACAACCGGCGGCCGCGTCCTAGCCGAAGGTTATTTCAGCTCCACCAACCAGAGCACCACATCAGTCGACATCCTCAAAGAGGCCCTTTTCAAATTCCAACTGGAACGCGACGGCCTCACATCAACACCTTACGAATTGAGTCTGCTGGTGGCAGCAAGCGTCGCAACTTCTAATGTGCACGCATCCATGGACTGGGAGGAAATCAGTCGCTAATGGCTATCCAAACAGTTAACGGCGGCTGCGTCCACATCGAAAT